TGATGTGCAAGGTTGGGTTGAAGCAGCTTTAGGAGCTGATGAAGTTACTGAAATAAAAGCTGGTCTTGATGCTAACATAGCTGAAAAAGTTACACCTACATCTGTCACTAAAACTATAGGTTAATATGGCTCGAAGTCAACCTTATACCGTAGCAGTTAACGGAGGTCTAGTTAAGTCTTCAAATGTAATAGACTTACTTAAAACTCCGGGAGTTGCTAAAGATTTACGAAACTTTGAAGTTTCTATTGAGGGAGGCTATAGACGTATTAATGGGTATCAAAAATTTGGTACAACAAGTGCAGTACAACCAACTGGTGGCACAACTAATATTTTAGGCACTATACCTTATGCAGATGGAGTTGTTGCTTGTGCAGGTACAAGTATTTACTTTAGTCAAACTGGTACATCTTGGACCGAAATAAATAGAAGCAGTGTTGCTAGTAGTGGGGATAATCATACAGCTTTTACAGGTCGTAGTGTTTTAACAAGAACTAGTCAAGGGCAAAGTAGCTTTGCTTTATTTGAAAGTGCTACATCTGATTATGGTACATTAATTATTGCCGATGGAGTAAATAAACCTTACTTTTTTAGAATGGAAGGTACAGGTGCAAATATAAACACTAGAACATTCTTTGGAGGAGAAATAACAGTTACTGGTACTAAAGGGGTAAAACATGTAACTGTTCACGATAAACATTTAATAGCTGCTGGAGTTGAAGATAATTTAAATACTATATTTTTTAGTGGTACTTTAGACCCAACAGATTTTACTAGCTCTGGTTCAGGTTCAATAGTTTTAGAAGACCAGATAGAAGGTATTAAAAGTTTCCGTAATGAGTTATTTATATTTTGTACAAACAGTATATTTAAATTAATAAATATAAATGATTCAAGTAATATTGCAATTGTACCGGTTACTAAAAACGTAGGTTGTTTAAGTGGCTACAGTATTCAAGAGATTGGTGGTGACTTAATATTTTTAGCACCAGATGGATTAAGAACCGTAGCAGGTACAGCAAGAATTGGTGATGTTGAGTTAGGAACTATTAGTCAAGCTATTCAACCAATTGTAACTTCTCTAGCTGAATCAGTAGATAGTTTTGTTATTTCAAGTGTTGTACTTAGAGAAAAATCACAGTACAGATTATTTTACACTGATACTGGAGCATCTAATTCAGCACAACGAGGAATTATAGGAACGTTAAGACCAGATGGTTTTCAATGGTCTGAAACAAGAGGTTTAGAAGTTACTGGTATTGGTTCAGGTTTTGATAACAATAATGTTGAACAATACTATCATGGAGATACAAATGGGTTTGTTTATCAACATGACACAGGAAATAGTTTTGATGGTACTGATATTTTAGCAAGATTTGAAACACCTAATTATGATTATGGAGATTTAGGTACATTAAAAACTTTACATTATATAAGAGTTTCAGCAAGTTCAGAAGGTATTGTTGAACCGGATGTTCAAGTTAGATTTGATTATGGAAATACAGAAGTTCCACAACCGGGAAGTTTATTTGATATCGGAATAATAAATCCACCTTCAAAATTTGGAGATGCAGTTTTTAATACAAACGTATTTGGTGGAGGCGATAACCCACTAATTAGAGTTCCTTTACAAGGTAGCGGAACAAGTAACAATTTTACTTTTTTAAGTGAAGACAGTAAAGCACCGTATACCATAAATGGTTTTTATGTAGACTTTATACCTTCAGGTAGGAGATAATAAATGGCACAAACATATACAAGACAAAGTTCTTTTATTGATGGTGATACTATCACCGCAGCATTATTTAATGATGAATATAATCAGTTAGTAAATGCATTTGCATATTCATCTACAAGTGCTTCTAATACTGGACACAGACACGATGGCACTGCGGGGCAAGGTGGTAATATTCCACAAATTGGTGATTTAGATTTTTTAAACAAAATAGTTGTTGATAGTACAAACAATCGATGGGGATTTTATGTCGAAGTATCTTCTGCTGCAGTAGAACAAATTAGAATACAAGATGGAGCTATTGTTCCTGTTACAGATAATGATATAGATTTAGGAACAAGCTCTTTAGAATTTAAAGATGCATTTTTTGATGGCACTGTAACTACAGATGCTTTAGTAGCTGACACTGCAGATATAAATGGTGGTACTGTTGATGGTGCTACTATAGGAGCTAACTCAGCTTCTACTGGTGCATTTACTACTGTTACTACTACAGGTAATGTAGATGTAGGTGGTAATCTTACAGTCACAGGTACAACAACATTTAATGGTGGTACATTAACTCTAGGTGATGCTGATACAGATAATATTGTTTTTGGTGGAGAAGTAGATTCTAATATTATTCCTGACGATGATGATACACACGATTTAGGTAGCTCTTCAAAACAATGGAAAGATATATACATAGATGGTATTGCTTATGTAGATGGTATAAATTTTGATGGTACAGCAATCACATCAACAGCAGCAGAACTTAATATTCTTGATGGGGTAACAAGTACTACTGCAGAACTTAATATTTTAGATGGTGTTACTAGCACAACTGCAGAACTTAATATTCTTGATGGAGTTACTTCTACTGCTGCTGAGTTAAATATTTTAGATGGAGTAACATCAACTACGGCAGAATTAAATATTTTAGATGGAGTAACTTCTACAACTGCAGAGCTTAATATTCTTGATGGTGTTACAGCTACAGCAACTGAAATAAATTTACTTGATGGTGTAACATCTACAACTGCTGAATTAAATATTCTTGACGGAGTTACTAGTACTGCTACAGAATTAAATTTACTTGATGGTGTTACTGCAACTACAACTGAATTAAACTACGTTGATGTA